CATACTTGCTCGTAAGTTAAATCTGCATAAGCAGTAAAGTCAGTGTCCGAAGGTGTAGCGCAAGACATCGCTCCGTATACCTCAGCATTGTAAGTTTTGTCTCCGTCTACTTGTTCTGCTTGGTATCTCCAATGCACTACTTTTACTACATCGGTTAAACCATCTTCTGAAGGCGATGTGTCCATTTGCGATACTACCCATTTGAAAGTTGTCATATTATTTGTTTTTTAATTGTTCAATTTGTACTTGTTGTTCTTGGATAGCTTTAATAAGCATTGGTACAAATACTGAGTACTTAACAGATTTTGTAGTAGTACCTAAATATTTGCCATTCTTATCTACATCGTTTGTTGTTTCAATCATTGAAGGGAATATACTTTCTAATTCTTGCGCTATTACACCTAATTGCTTTTTATCATCTCCTATTAAATTATAGTTTCTGATTTTAACTTTTAGTAAACTATCAAGTTTTGATGTTGCATCAGTAATGTTTTCTTTTAATTTAATATCAGATATTGCACCATAACTATTGTTAGCATTTTGTATATTACCATTACCTAATATTTTTATATTAGTAGTACTTCCAATATCACTATATCCAACAAAATGATTCCAACCTGTTCCAGAAGCAGTGTAATTAAGGCTTGTAATTATATTACCAGTAAAACTTGCAGTTGATTTTTCAGCATAAAAAACTTCTTCTGTTGTTGAATTTCCTTTTGCATATAATTTTGCTCCCGGCGATGTAGTACCTATCCCCACATTCCCCCCACTTGTTATGCGCATTCTCTCACTTCCACCTGTTTCAAATGCTATATGTGAACTGTTATTTGCTCTCAATATATTTGCATTAAAAGGAGCTGAACCTACATACTGCGCACCAACAATAGAAAACATTGTAGTAGTTGTAGTAGTATTTGTTACAAAATCAATAGTTGGGTTAGCATTTGTTAATTGTAAGTTACCCCCCGAAGTTATGCGCATACGTTCTGTAGCAGAAGTTAAAAAAACGTGGTCAGTAGCATCATAAGATAATCTTCTATAATTAACATTGTTATCAGTTGCTGCGGTTAAATATGCTCCGTCTGAATTATGGTCTACGTTAAAAGTATTTGTTCCATTACTTACCTGTAGCTTACCACCTGCATTGTTTGTTTTGCCCACAAGTAAATTCCCGCCACTTGTCAAAGTCATTGCTTGGGTAAAGGATATAGCGTTACCTGCCGTTCCTGAAGGAGCTTGTCGCCATTGAAATTCATTACCTATTAATGCAAACCTACTTGCAGTTCCAGTTGTTTTATATACTGCATTTGTGCCATCAAAGTATTGGTTAAAACTAACATTGACATCATTATCCGAAGCGTAGAACGAACCTTTGCTTCCTGTATCAATTACTTTAATTCCAAAGCTTGTACTCCACGCACTCGGTGTAACTCCTAATCCTAAATTGCCTGAAGCGTTAAGGGTCATTTTATCACTTCCATTTGTGCCAAATAGTAAAGAGTCAGTACTATGAGCATACGCTAAATATCCTGCATAAACTTGCGCTCCTGTTGTTCCGTCACCAAATTGGATAAAATGCGTTTGATTACTTGCTGCCCATAATTGCAAACCACCGGCAGTTGTTCCTGCAACACCTACGCTAACATTAATTGTTCCGGCATTTCCTGCATTTGCAGAACCTACCATTAAATTACCGCTTCCATCTGTTTGTATTGTACTATTCCCTATTGTACTTGTACCTGTAAACTTAGGTAGGTAGTTAGTAGTACCTGTACCCGTTACTGGATTGGTTAAAGCGTTCTGCTTGTTGTTAAAAGTAGTCCAATCGGTAGAACTTAAAGCACCTCTATTCGTTGCACTTGCAGTAGGTACGTTTAAAGTAATTACAGGAGTTGTAGTGCTATTAGCAACAGTAGAACTCAAATCAGTTCCAGAAGTTCCTAATGTTAAAGCACCAACACTTGTTACTGTTCCTACTCCCGAACCGCCTACTAAAGCTAAAGTTCCACTTGCATCAGGAAAGGTATAGTTTCTTGAATTACTAGGGAAAATTAAAGTAGAATCATAGGTAGTTGAAGAAGGAGTAACTCTTACTACAAGTTGATTAGTATTATATGTTTCTAAAAGTACCCCGTTTGCTGCCCCTGACTTTATTCTTAAAGCCGAATTAATTGAAAGTAGACCTGTTAAGGTTCCGCCCGTTAAAGGAAGGTAAAGAGAAGATGCATCACTTGTAGTTAAGTAAGTTGAGCTATCTACACTACCATCGGCTTTTAAAAATTGCGTTGATGTGCCGCCTGACTTTACTAAAGTAGTTGCGTTTAACGTACCTATAATTGTCGCAGCGTTACCCGAACCGCTTGTTTTGTTTATGTATAAACCTTCGCCATTACCACCCTTTGTAATATTTAAAGCAATACCACTACCGCTTGAATGTGTTATGCCAACTGTATCGCCACTACCAGAACTTGAAAAAGTACCTTTAGCAGCAATTAAAGTATGCGTTCCTAAATCTACGTTAGCAGTTGCACCCGTGTAAGGAACAAAGCCTGTTAAAGAAGGAAAGGTTTCTAAAGTACCATTACCACGAATATACTGAGCCGTTGTGCCATTAAAAGCAAAAGCCAAAGTTCCAGATGTTGTTACAGGGCTGCCACTAATCGTAACACTATCTCCCGTAATAGATGCAGCTACGCTTGTTACAGTACCTACCGCTCCACTTGAACGCTGCCAAATACTTCCTGAATATATAGTATAATCGCCAACCGCAAAAGTAATAGGACCTGCGCCAAAGTTTACTGTTCCGGCTACGTTACAAATGTAAACATCGCCCGTGTCGCCCGTTCCGTTTGCAAGTGTAGGCGTGTTAGTCGCTGCGTTCCAAGTTCCTTTGTATTCCATAATAGAACTCGGTAGCTGACTGATAGGAACTTTACCGCCACTATCCAAAGAAGCATAGCCATTAGCGTTGCCCTTCTCACTTCTTAGCTGATAAGTATCTAATAAAGCTTGTGAAGGGAATACTTCGGTATAAGCAGAGCCAGACCATAAGTAAAGCTTCTGGGTGTCTTTGGCGCAATAAATAACGTTAATATCTCCGCTCACAGGGAACGAAGCTAAGTCATTATAAAAGCTAACTGCACCGCTAAAAATAGCCCCTAATTGAGCAAGTGTTATCTTCTTACTTACTCCGGTTGTCGGGTCGCCTATAATAGTTAAATCTGTACTCTCAGGAGCTAACTCAGTAGCTAATTGGTTAATCTTTTTTCCTATCATCTTAGTATGTATAAATAGAAGGCACTTGGCATCTATCGTTTAGGTATGGTAATTCCATTGTAATATCTATCTTAACTCCGGCTAGATAGTCAGGGTCGCTTTCGGTAAAATAAGTCATAGGTGCAGTTTCGCCAATATCCCATATCGCTTTGGGGTATCTTAACTGCGCTACTATATCCTGACCTACTAATGTCATATCAGACAAAACTTCCGTTTCGTTGCTCTCTTCCATTAGCATTCTATCCATAAAATAAAGGCTAAAATTATAAGTAATATTTTTAGCGTTTATAGTTGCACCCGTTAAAGTGTAGAACATAGCCGGATAGGTTACTTCTCCGTTGCTTAAACGTTCCCACACATCACCGAAGTAAACAAAGTTAATTTGTTCGTGGTCGTTTCCTAGTGTCGTTATTTGCTTTACAATTTGGTTTAACGTTAGGCTCATTCTTAATTTTTTCTAAATAAACACGCAGTTTATTTTGGTTCTTTATTGTTGTTACTTTGCTCATATTTAACAGTCGCTACAACCTCTGTTTCCTTGATATAACTCCTCGAAGCTCTTACCTGCGCAGCAATCAAAATCTCCAAGCCAGATGCTAGTTGTGTAAGCATCGTTCTCAGGGTGGATTGCATCAATGCCGCTTCCCGGATTCAAGTACTCAGGGTAAAGTGTAGAATATTCTTTTAAGTATTTAATCATTCTTTGCTTGTAGAACTCAGCTCTTGTCTTGTATCTATTAGCTACATCTATCATATCCTGCATAGAAGGTGCTTCCGTATTCTCTCCCGTTTTTCTTAGTAGTCCTTTATTGTAATATTGGAAAGATAATCCAATAGGCATTTCACTAAGTACATAATGCACCAAAGTATCTGCTATGTATTGGTCTAATAAAATAACTTCATTAGCGTTTAAATTGTTAGCCGTTATCCCTGCTTGTAGTCTGTTATATAAAGCACTACCAAGCGCAGGAAGGATATAAATATCCTGTGCAGTTTTAATCTCAGGTAATACAAGTTTCTCATCAACGTTAGCGTGTAAGCCAGAGCGGTCTTTAATATTTTGAACCGATATGAATAATGTGTTTAAGCTCATCTTTATTTTCTTTTAACTATGTTTGAACGCCACTCGTGTCTGCAACTTGGAGAATGTGTATTTGTTCCCGGCTTAGTGTACCAACCGCCTCGCCTATCCCATACAGAATAGCCAAGTCTTGCACTCATTTGCTCAATCTCGCTACGGGTGTAAAACTTATTAGCAGTAACTAAATATTTGCAAAAAGGTCTGCTTGTATCTAAATCGCCATCATTAAAACCTGCCTTCCACTCATAACTGTATCTAATTAAAATCTGAGTAGTCTCAGGCTTTATAGCTTCTACAATCTTACTAATAGGCTGAGTTAATTGTCTCTCAATAATAACGTTGCTATCAATCCCTTTGCCTTGCTTTACTTCGGTAGTCTTAATAAACCCCTTCTCGATTAAAATATCAATAACACGCTTTACTGCTCCTATATCTTCCTTCAAAGTGTCAGCAATTACTTCTGGGGTAATTCTCTTATCCTTAACAATTAAATCTAAAATATTAGACTGCAACTGAGTTACATCAGCAAAAGACTGATAGTCTTCATCGTCGCTAAATCTTGTTTTGCTTTTAAGAACTTCATAAGTGTTTCTATCATCTCCGAACTCAAAGAAAACTTGATAATCATCTTCGCTAAATTCTAACTCTTCACTACCAAGCCAAGTACTAACTTCTTCATCAGTTAAAGCATATCCTGCTTTTAACATCGCAGTAGCTTGTTCTCTGCTTATCTTACCCTTGTTAAATTCTCTAATGATACGCTGCATATTTTGCCACTCACGACCCTTTAAGCCTTTAATATGCTCATTAACATTTAAAGGACTTGCTGCCATTGGTTGCTCTGTTTCAAGAGGCAAATTGTACTGAGTAGGGTCTATTCCTAGCTTCTCTAATATCCATTGTTTAGGTGCTACCTGTAAAATAACATTCTCACTAAAATCAATTCCGATAGGGTCTACCGGCTGCAACTTTAACTCTACTGTAACTCCTGCATACTGACCAAGCATATTAAATACACCCTCAATCTGCATTTGCTTATATCTAACATAGGTATTATTGAATATCTCATAGCTATCACGCATCTGTTGGCGTGTACCTAATTGACCAGCAGTTGCGATACCGAATAAGTCAGGGCTTGTAATCTGGTGTCCGCTAAATATGTTAGTTTGAATTAACTCATCTACTCTACTAAAATCTTCTTTGGTTAAATCACTCGCACCTAAATCATCAACAATAGGCTTTCTCGTTGCATCGTTTACAAAAGCAAGTAAATACTTTTTGCCGTCTGCACCTGTATACATATTATCGAACTGTCTGCTTACTGCACGTTTCTCATCAGGGCTTGGCTCTCCGTTTGGTAAAGTAATAAGTTTACTAGCAGAAAACCCGGTCTGAGCATTACCTAAAACGTGCTTACTTACTTCTACATCACTCTCAATGTAGTTAAGCGCACCGAAATAACCCGGAAGGCTATAAACGTTCATTCCCGGTCTATATTCCTTTACATAAAGTATCTGAACTCCTTGTGGGTTAGCAGGGTTAAACGCATTGTATACCTCAGCTTTTTCTTGGTTGCGTGTAGCCTTCCAATCTTCCTTATACCAAAACTGAGTGTTGTCTTTGTTAGTTCTAATCTTTGTATAATCACAGTGCCATAACTCAGCAATCTGTGCGCCCATTACAGACCATATAACTTGAATATAAGCACCGCCAAACAACTCTAAGTCCAAAGCAACCTTTTTAGTCAAATCATTAAGGGTCTCTTCTCTATTTACCTTCTTAACAATAGCCTCTTCGCCTACCCATCCGTTCCCTACAATGTAGTTCACCTTGCCTCTAATAATAGCGTTGTGCTTGGCAGATTTGTTAAATAGGTCTAGAAGGTATTGAGGATAGTCATTGTTTTGACCATACTGCATATAACCTTCGCCTTTTTTCTCTTTATATTCTGGTTGCTTTGCTTCCGCAAATGTCAATACTTGTATTTCCATTATTGTCTAATTGTGAATGTGCTTGTCGTTTCGTATTCTGTGAATGATATAGTAGTTCCCGTTAGCTCCATTATGCCGGTTTCTAGCAGGTTTAAGCCTGTCGGGTCTGTGTTGGTAGTACTTGCTTGTTCGTAAATTGTATAGGTGTATTGGCCGTTTAAAGCCGTATTAAAGAAGCTATTTACAACAATAGTGAACTCGTTGTAACGTTCTTTATATGGACTTATGTCTGTGTTGTTTAGCCTTACAAATTTGATGTCCGTGTTCGTGCTTCTATTCTCAAAAATGAATAAATAGTTCGGACTTGTTAAAAGCTGCTTCTCAGTCAAGGTAAGTATTATATTTTGGGTTTGCCCCTTGTTTAGTCTTATCACAACTATAAATATAAAGTAACACGATTGTTTGCAAAATAAAAAACCCCCGCCTAATTAAAGACGAGGGCATCTATATACAAAACCAAAACAACCTAAGAACCTGCGGTAGTTAATTGACCTGCCACAGTAGAGTTTACCTCTGGTGCAAGGGCTGCTTCCGCACCTGTGAAGGTTAAAGTGTAACCACTTCTATCTCCTTCGGCAGTACCTGTACCTGCATTACCTGCGGTAAGGTCTAAGCCTCTTGTTTTACCTAAGTACCAGTATTTGCCATTGTTGTCTTTGGCTACTGCTACTAATGTGTTTTGAGCTAATAACAAGATTTCGTTTCTTGTGTTAGCCTGTAATTTGTTTAATACGATAGTTAGTTCAGGAGCATAAAAGATAGTTCCGTTCTGTACGTTTGCATTAACATTCTCAACTAATTGAGAAGTGCCTTTTACAAGTTCATACTTAAAGAACTTCTTGCCAGATGCTTTTACAAGAGCAGTAATTACACCACTCGCCTCTGTTGTAGAGGTAACATCTCCTGCTGCCATAAAATAAACTTCGGTTATACCACCTAAACTGTCTTTACAGTCTAAGGTATAATTTTGAGTTAAAGCACAAGCCATTGTTATTGAATTAAATTAGTTTGAAAAAATTGGGGGGCATATTTCAACCCCCCTATAAATTATGCAAGGATAAACTTCACTGCTTCGTCAGGGAAGGCAATGTTTACACCCATCTTAAACTCAGATACAAAACGTACTTGGTCAGCTTCTTTTGCATAGAAAATCTCAAACTTCTCTTCTTCGTTCAATAAGTCTGTACCTAAGAACAAGTTAGATAAACGCATAGCGTAAACCTTGTTAGTTCCGTTAAGACCTGCAACAGCTACAACTTTGATTGTAGTGCCCGGAAGTACAAATTCGCTATCAGCTTTTACATCAATTTGGTAATTGAAGCTACCGCTATTTTTAAGAGCAATAGTGTAAGTACGGAATAAATCTTGACCACAGAAGATAGTCATATCGTCAGCAGCTACAACTTTTGCAGGAATTGCTTGGTAAACACCATCAAAGATAGAGATTACGTTTGCAGAAGTAATAGAGCTTAAAGGAGCACCACTAATAAAAGTAGAAGCGTTTGCAGCAACAACACCAGAAGCAGCACCGATTAACTTAACAAGACCATCGAACTTGTTTAAGTTTACGTTTACACTTGTAGTGTCACCTTGCCATAAAGAAGTCTCTAATTGAGCAGCAATAGTCTTAGCTTTCTTTTCGCTATACTCTTGCTCAAAAGGAATACTGTCATACATAGAACCGGTAGGTAAAGCTTTTTGTAAATACTTAGCTTCTAAGTCCTTAGGGCAAAGAGCTTCGTTTACTTTAATTTTACCCGGAGTTACAGTACGCTGAGTAAAGGTAGTAGAACCAGAAGCATTAAAGCCACATGAAGCACCATCTTGGAAGATAGCGTCAGTTTCCATAATGTTGATTTTTTCGCTTGACTTTACGCCAACCATAACGTTTCCTGCACTCTTAATAAGAGACGCAGTTTTTGCACCCAATACAGATGAAGTTACAAGTAGAGCTTCGTTTTCTTTTGTATAGTTTGCTAATGCAGATACATCAAATCCCATTTTATTTTATTTTTATTTGTTTAATAAAGCGTTTCTAA